TTTTCTAATTCACTCATTTTTGTTAATAAGTCTTCGTCAGACATACTTGGAGGAGGAACATCTTCCGGCATTTCCTCTTCCATGCCCTCCTCCCCCATTTCCGGCATGGCCTCTTCTTCTTCGTCACCTTGGGTCATTGCTTCAGGTGGAACACTTACATCATCGTCATCCATGCCCTGTGGTGCAGGTGGAGTTGGGGTCGGCATTTGTGGAGCAGGACTAGCCATGGCTGCTCCCACGCCTGCGGACGATCCTCCTGTAGCCATCTGAATTATTTTGCCTAATTCCTTTAGCTTTTCAACTTCAAGGAATCTTTCCAAACTTTCATTGATAGCCAAACCTTCATAGCCAGCAGCTTGGAACACTTCTTGTATCACATCATTAACATCTATCGCTTCAACACCGTTCTTGGACTTGAGCATTTCTGCTAGGTTTGAGAGCACTTCTCTCTGTACACTACCTTTGGGAGAAATTTTGGATAGTGTTTCAAAAATTACAACTTGTGTGTTTAACAAACTTCTAAAGCTAGCTGGCTCCTTCAAGTTTTGTACATTAACTCCATACCGTTCATTTAGATGCTTGATAAGTTCAATTCTTGCAGGTTTCTTTTGTTCAAATATGAACGAAGCAAACTCTTGAATATCATTTATGCTGACATCTTTCATACCATTTAGGTTTAGTGAATTCTTAAATGTTTCCGTGAGTTGCTTTTTGCTAGCCAAAGCTAGGTAAGGAACTTCTTCCATGGCAGCGGACAAGGCTTCATTGACAGTTTCTTCGTCTGAGTAAATAAGTCCTGCTAGTGCTTGAACTTTTTGGTTTGAAGCCCAAACCGAATCAAAGTTAGCCTTGTGCTCTAACAATTCTTTCTTGATAAGTTCTTGCTTGCAGATCATTTCATAGATTGAACCATCTGCGGATTCGTTTATGCTAAAAGATCCTACTTCACTAAGGGTTTCATAGTCCATCTTAGGGACATTAAACGCTTCTGATACCGTTTGAGATAGTCTAACTGCATTTCTTATGTCTGATATTTTTGCAATCTTGGACTTATTGTTTCTTAAATAATCAACTAACTCAGGAGCAACTTCTAGGAACTGTTGGAATTCTTGGCTTTCTATTATGCTATTCGAATCGTTAAACTTTGCAGACTTCTCGACTAATTTTTGCTGAACATTCTTAAACTTTAATCTTGATTCCCAAAGATAAAGAATGTCATCAAATGTAGATCTGGCTTTTTTGTGGCTGTCTTCGTAAATATTTTTTATGAAAGAAGAAATCTTCCCGTCAACCATTGAATCAAATTTATTATTGTCAGAGAATGCTTCAGCATCCTCTACTACTATGCTATCTAAAGCAATTTGGTCACCGAGGGTGTAGTTACCAACGATGACCTTGTTAGATTGTGTTACATAGCACACGCTTCTATCTTCTGTGTCGATTTTGAATATGGACACATTTTCTCTTAGGGATCTCCCTAAATAATCACCAAGTTTTATCAGGTCTGAAACAGTTCTGTTACGATTATCAAATAAGCCATCAAACATAAGATTTACTCCTAAATAATTGCAATCTGTCAACTTATATATAGTCTACTATTTATCCAACTTTTTCAATTTGCCATTATATTTTTTAATAATTCTATCCAAAATAAAGACTTTATCTAAATTTTCTTCATTTAATTTATTATTTTTAATTAAATTTAAAACATTTAGGGATTCCATTGGAGGCGCAGTAGGGGGCATATTTTCTGCACTTTCTATCCCATTAGGAGGTAAAGATCCTTGTGGCGGCATTCCCGGAGGAGGTGCTCCCCCCGGCATTGGTGCCGCAGCTTGTTGTTGCATCATCTGATCTTCCATCTGTTCTTTCATTTTTTCTTGAAGATCTTTTACTTCTAGATCAGTTAAATTAAAATATTCTTTATACAAATATTCGTCTGGAAATAGAGCAAGCCCCTTAATTGCTTGAACAACACGAAGTCTTTGTTCATCAACATCTAACCGTCTTTTAGTAAACATATCTGACGGGTCGGGCAATTTAATCTTTACCGAATTTATTTCTGCTTGTGGATACCTCAAAATTGCCAAGTGTCTCTTTGCAATCGTTTCCAAACCAACTTCAATTTCATGTTGCACTCGAACAATTACACGGGCGAACTTAACATCTAATTGAGAAAGATTGGCTTTTCTTTCGGGCGACTTATCAAATTCTACAATGTAATCTTTAGGAACTTTTAAGCATGCGAGTAGTTTATCCCGGAAGTATTTAACATCGTCAACTTCCCCAAGATTTTGTGCTCCGGGTAAAGTTTCTATTCTAGTATCTCTGTCCCCCCGGTGTGGCACAAAGAAGTCCTCGTCAAAAGACATAGGGTTGTACTTTTCGTCGATTGTTCCGTTTGCGCTGTTAAAATATTTTTCTTTCTTAAACTTTTGTTTTAATTTTTCTACGAATGCTTCGGCTTTGCCTGTGGGCAAGCTGCCAACATTTACATAGAATATCCTGCGTTCGGGCGCACGCGAGAGGCGATAAATCAACATGGCATCTTCCATTAGCTTTAATGATCGGAAGATTCTAATTGCAAATGCAGCGATTGATTTCCCGTATGGATAATACTTAGGATCAGAAGTATGCAATCTAAAATGGATTATTTGATTCTTATCGAGTCCTATGTAAGAACTCTTTTCCATTGATGTAGACTGAAAACCAAAAGAGTTCCAAGATCCAGTATTCTTTTGTGGAATTTCTTGAAGGAAGTCTGTTAAATAACCATACTCGTTTTCCACACGAATGAGATAATTAGGATTAAGAATTTTTATTCTTTGGATTCCGGCCTTTGGATTATTTAAATCTACAACTAATTCAGCAAAACAATCCCCATATTTTACAGTATTTCTTGTTATATCCCAGTAGTGCCTGTCAAGCTTTATGGTTTTAAACATACGCTCAACTTCTTTAATTGTGGCTTGAGATCCTGCTTGAACTTCCCAGCGTCTGTTTTTGTGATCCCTTTGAGTAGCATCGTCCGCATAAATATCGAATGCCGCGCCGACTTCGGGATACTCATCCATTGATTCAAACTGAGAATATCTATTCTTTCGATTATTCTCTAGTTCAGGAATAAATGGGGATCTAATTAAGGATGGGCTACCGCCGGGGGACTGGCTAACAACATTTGGGTTGATAACAGTATCCCCACCCATTGGATGAAGGGGTATTGGTTGATTGGGTGAATCTGATTGCTGTGCTACATATGGGGCAGCTTTAGTGGCAAAGTATCTCCCCCACCACTTGCCAAATACGCCTAGTGGGTTAAACCAAGGTGTTGCTGCTGCGGAGGAATTTGGATTTCCAAACGCAGTCTCGCCCATTTCATTTAATTGCTTCTTCCCAGAATCCATTTAACTTCCTCTATGGGTAATCCCTTAAAATACTTAGCTGCCGAATCTTTTCTGTCAGAAATTGACAGGGGTTCGGGTGAATTTGTTTTTAGTTTTGAAACAAGAGTAGGAGATTTCTCCAACAGTACATTCAATCCTTTGATCGCTAATTTTAATGCTGATATTAAATCGTCGTGATGCCCCTTCGTGGCTTCAACTCGGCCATTTTTATTTATTTCAAAAGATAATAATTCTTTTACTAATCGTTCTGAGTTTATGGTAACCTTGCGATTACGAAGGGCTTCTTCCATCTCCGCAAGCATTACTTCATTATTGACGGAAGTTATATTTATTCCCATTTCATTACGGTCATCTAACCATAAGTTCTCGTATTCTTCCCTATCAAACAATTCATGTACTAAGTTTGCACCAATTCCATTCCGTTCAGGAATTACTTTACAGACATTGTACATCATGGCTTCAGTAGCGATTATCTGTGCAAATTCATCAATTGGCGTTCTGTTAGAATAAAACTCAGCGACTTGCTCTCCATTATACGCATTAAGTATCACGAATGAAGAGTAATCTAACTCTCGTCCGAGAGAAGTATCCACGCCCATAACATATTCATAATAAGGTTCTGGGTATTTCCAGACTCGCATCCGTCCTTGATATTTAGAATCATATTTATGGCTAATGTTTTCATGCAAGAATTGTAAAGACTCTCCATCGATATAAGTAGAACCAGTACCTAAGAATTCCTTCTCATATTCTTGTCTCCAACGCTTAAGTCCAATGTTTCGTTTTGTAATTTCTTCAAAACGATTAACATCGTACTTTTTATCTTTCTCTCGGATGTATTCATACAACCAATCATACTTTTCGTTGTACTTATACTGAGGGTGTTCCCACCAATCGATATCAATTAAGTTGAATTCATTTCTATTAGCTTTAGCTTCTTGAAAAGTATTAAAATACCAATTACCCATACCATTAACAGTAGATAAAACAAAAACACGACCACCCGTGGAAATAATTGGATAAACAGCAGCCCAAATCTCATCAATGTGTTCAATGAATGCAGCCTCATCAATCATCAAGAAGTAAGAAGCCAAAGAACGACCTGATGTC